TAAATCCCGAAAAAGGGAGTTTAAATCCCGAAAAAGGGAGTTTAAATCCCGAAAAAGGGAGTTTACATAATTAAAGGTAACCTTTTAATATAAAAATTACTTCTTTTAATCATGGTGATTTAGTTATATAATGTCTATATTAAAAATTGGAGGAATAATAATGCATGATAAGGAATTTAGAATAAAAATAAGTAATAATTTATTGCAAAAGAATAAGTATGAGTTAAATATATATACACAAAAATTAATTATGCTTTTAATATATAACAAGAAAAAAGAAATTATAAATGATAATGAAATTTATAATCATGACGGAGATTTTGACGAAGCTAAGATTGGGCTAGTTTTGGATAGTGTAATTGAAGAACCAACGACTTTAAATTTTACAGATTTAAAAAGTTTATTTGGCAATAAAAAAAATATTTCATTTAGAGAAATAGAAAAACAATTTATAACATTTAACGGTTCTATTCAATGGATAGAAAATAATCAAATCAAAAAAATTATTCCTATTAATAGATTTGTAAATGTTGACGAAAATAAAAAAGAAATGAAATTTTTTTTAAATCCTACAATTAAGGATTATATTTTATCAATAGAATCTAAATGGGCTGAAATAGATATTAATATTTATTTACAGTTATCCTCTAAATATCAGATTAGATTATATGAATATTTATGTTTATATGATTGTGTTAAAAGTAATAAAACAAACTTTATGAGAAAAAGAACTTTAGAAGATATAAGAAATTTTTTCGGGATCCCAGACGCTTATAAAATGAATAAAATAAATGAAAAAGTATTAAATCCAGCTATAAAAGCATTAAATAAAATATATGCTGAAAATGGGCAAAAGATAAATTTAGTTTGCTTAAAACTAGATCAGAATAAACCAAGAAATATTACTCATTTAAGAATTGATATAAATAAAATAAAGGAGGAAGCTAAGAATGTTATATAATTGTGAACACTGCGGAAAACCTTTTGATTATCCTATTATTGAAAAGTCACCGTCTAGAATTAAAAATATGTGGATTTTAATTATTTGTGGATTTTTTACATGTGGTTTAGGATGGCTATTGTTACCAGCGGCAATAATAAAAGTTCATGATATAAAAAAATGTCCTCATTGTTTAAAAAAAATAAAATAAAATTATAAAAAAAACGACTGTAGATACTATTAAATATACAGTTGTTTTTTTATATGTTATAATTAACATTAATAAACCATGATAGCCCATGGAAAAAGGCGAAATAAAAGTCGAGAAAAAACTCGGAAAAATTGGAGGAATAAAAATGGCAAAATATATAAAAGTTGATGATAAAATCTTGGAAAAATTAAAGGCTGATGAAAACTACAAAAATGATATTAAAGTAGATGATTCAATCGACGAAAAAAATGTAATAACAAAATCAAGATTTAACGAAATCAACGATAAATACAAAGCAGAAGCCGCAAAAAACGAAACTTTACAAAAACAGGTTGACGAAACTAAAACTATGCTTGAAGGAAGCCAAGAATATAAAGAAAAGTATGAAAGTTTAAACGAAAAATATTCTAGTGAAATTGAAGCTAAAAACAAGGAAATAACAAATACCTCAAAAAGGTATTTAATAGATCAAAAATTGAGGGAATCAGGGGCAAGACATACCAGATTATTACTAAAAGAAATCGACCTTGACAAAATAACTGTTGAGAATGACAACTTATTAGGATTTGATAACACTTTAGAAAGTCTTAAAAAGGATTATTCTGATATGTTTGAAACTAGACAAAGCACAAATAATTTACCAGGTGGAAATAATAATTCTAATAATAATGATGGCGAAGAATTTAATAATATCGATTGGTCGGCGAAAGCTAAAGAATATTTAGGTTAATAATAAGAAAGAGGTGTAAACGTATGGCTGATGAAGCTAAAAACATAAACACAAATAATGAGGAAGTTAAGGAAGCTAAGAAACCAGTAAAAAAAACAACTAAGAAAGTAAAATCTTTAAAAGATAAAGTTTGCGAAATTCTAAATATTACAGAAGTTTCAGACAAAGAAAGAATACAAGGTGGAGTTTGTAAATTTTTTGATTTGGGAAATATTCCTTCAAGTTTATTAGTTCCAACTGGGCAATATAAACGAAATGAAAAAGGTGAAGATATTCCCTTGTATGGTAAAAAGTTTGTTATCGAAAGAGAAAAAATAGTAAGAGAAGTAAAAACAAAATTAAAATCGGGACTAGGCGAAGATTATAAAAGATTAACTGTTGAGATAAAAATGTTTAAGCCAAAGTTTGGAGCAACTCGAAATAGATGTTTTTTCAAAGTTGGAATTTATGTTTATGGTCCTGATTTCCCAAGAATTATAAAACAAATTGGGAAAAATAAAAATATAAAAATAATAAATTAATGTTAGGAGTGAATTTAAATGGCTCATAGTTTTTCATATCCTTTAAGCTATATAAAAGAATATAACGAAAGACTTGAAGGTGCTTTCAAAATGGCGAGTGTAACAAGTAATTTGGATGCTGGACCAGGAACTTTTAAACAATCAGATATAGACAATAAGACTGTATATATCAGGAGTACTACAATTGACGGATTATCAAGTTATTCTCGTACCTCTGGATATGTCGCTGGTGATATTGCAGTGGCTTGGAATAGTCATACATTTTCCCAAGATAGAGGGCGAAATTATCAGATTGATGCAGTTGATGAAGTTGAATTAGGACTTGAATTAATGCGTGTAGGTAGCGACGTTCAAAGGTTGCATGTAGCCCCAGAAATAGATGCGTATCGATTCGAAGCGGTTTGTTCTGCTTGTGGTATAGATGTAAATGCGGACTTGACTTATGATACTGTTATTTCCGCAATTGATGAAGCGATAAAAACCTTATTTGATGCTGAAGTACCAGAAGAAGGGCGTGTATTATACGTAAGTAGTGCGGTACATAAATTAATGAAAGAATCTGGTGTATTCGATTATGTAAGGGACGTAGGAAGCGGAAACACTAATATATCAAGAAACATAGAAACATATGAAGGTATGATGGTTAAAAAAGTTCCTGCTTCAAGATTTTACACCAATTTTGATTTTGAAACTTCAACTGGTGACGGTTCATTTTCAGCCGCAAGTGGAAGTTATAAAATTAATTTTGCAATTGTTTCTGAAAGATATGTTTTGGGAATTAAAAAGCATGAAGTTCCAAAGGTAGTAAAAGCCGAAAACATATATCAATATGATTCTAATTTTTATTGCTTTAGACTATTGCATGATTGCTTTGTACCAAATGACAAAGTATCGGCGGTATATGTTCATTGTGTGGCGTCTGCCGAAGCTTAAAGTTTAAAAATTATAATATATAGAAAGGTTGGTTAAATGTTAGAAAAAATAATAAAATATTATGCCAGAGTTTCAGATTCGGCGATAGAAAACCTTAAAAAAGAAAAAAAATATCAATTTAGAAAACAATTAACCAACCATTCATTATTAAAGGTTGTGGAATCTCATTATGAAAGTATAACAAATAGTGAGGAAGCTAAGAAATTAATCAAAGAATATACAAAAAGTATGAATAATATGTATATTCCAGCAAGAAACGAATATAATAAAACATTAAAATTATTAAAAGCTACTAAAGACCCGATTGCAAAGCAAAAAATTATTGATATGTATGCTGAAACTGGGATACATGGATTTACAGCAAAAAATGGCGACAAATGGAACATTGAAACATATAGTAATATGGCGACTACTCATTTTAATAATGAATTAGTCAGATTATCAGTTTTAGAAAATTTAAAACCTAGTGAAAAAGTAAAAGTTTCCACAAGTAAAAAACCTTGTGAAAAATGTATCCCTTATGAAAATAAAATTTTGACTTTGTATCAATTAGAGGAAGCTAAGAAAAAAGGACTTTTTCATGTACGGTGCAAACATTTTATTACAAAGGTTGTGTGAATAAATGGATAGTTATATTGGTGCTAAAATTATAAATGCTGAATTATCAACATTAAATGAATATAGAATGAAAAAATATGGTAAAGATAATGCGGTGCTATCAGAGGAAGGAAATAATATAAAAGGTTATATTGTTGTTTATCCTCCAATTGGTGCTGATAATGAGCCATATATAAGTTGGAGTCCGAAAGAAGTTTTTGAAAAAGCTTATCGTTTGATTGAAGATTCAGAAAAAGGTTTAATGTTAAGTTCACCATATGAGGACTGATAAATTATGGAAAGAACTAAAAAAGAACTTGAAAATTTAATATTACCTAATTTAGTAACAGAAACTCTTTTAAGAAAGTGGCAAAGAAAATTAAAAGGGTCATTAACAGAAGAACACAGACAAAAATGTTTATATTTTATTAAACTGTATAAATTAAAGGAGTGAATTTAAATGGCTTTGACTGAAAAAGGAATGATTGAAGAAATAACCAAATCATTAACTTTATATGGAACTAAAAATTATTTGGCTGTAACTGTTGATTTATCAGAAGAAACATATAATACAGTTGCAACACATGAAATTTTAACAGTAACAGGACTTGTAAGATTAAGAATTTTACCTGTTGTAACTGTTACTGGTGATGATACAACCGGGGATACTTCTAATATTTCACTAGGGCATGAGGCTGATACTGATAATTTTATTGCCGCAACTGATGTTGACGACTTAGCCGCTGGTGAATTATGGTTTGATGCTACGCCAACCGAGGTAACAATTGATTTTTCGAGTATTATAGATAAAATAGTAAATGGTGTAGATATTGGATATGAGATAACAGGCGAAGCGGCAACCGCCGGAACTATTGTATTTCATTGTTGGTGGGAACCACTTGATGCAAATGGAAATGTTGTTGCTGGTGATGGTTCTGCAATGGTGTAATATTATGATGGAAAACAATTTACAAGAATTTTTGACCAGATTTAGATTTAATAAAAGAGAATTTTTAAATTCCGCTGGTGAATTCGGTAAAAAGAAAATGGACCATCATGTGGCAGTTGATACAGGTTATTTAAAGAGTAGAAATAAATTTGAAACAAATGGAGTTGATATTTTGCAATTTATGAATGATACTGATTATGCAGGATATCAAGAATTAGGAACCTCGAGAATGAGACCTCATCCATTTGTAAGACCTTGTGTTTTTAATTATATTCCAAAATACCAACAATTATCAAAAATATTAGGTCGTGGCTTGTGATAATAAATTTAGAATGGGGATGATGTAAATGATGTCATTAGTAAAACTTATGGAATATATAAAGGCTAGAATTGAAGACGTTATAAGTTCTGGAATAGATGTATATTCTGAGGAAGCGGATGCAGATGCAGATTTCCCTTATGTAGTTTTTAAATTACCCAGTTCTAATATGGAAACATTATATAAGGATAAATGGGTATTAGAGATTGATTTTTGGGATAATACAGGAAATTCAACTAATATCGGAATTGCTTCCGAAGCTGTAAAAGATTCCTTACATGGCTCATATCAAACAGAGTCAGAAGGATTTTTTAGAAGTTATAAAATATTTGAGGGAATTATTCCAGATGATACACCAAAAATAAAACGAATTCAACATAGATATGAATTGCATTTATATTAAGCAAAGGAGGAATTTACATGGCAATAGGAACATTTAAAAGTTCATCCCCGGCAGTAGACGGAAGTGGCACTGTATTTAGTGAATGTTATTTATATGCTAATTGGGGACTCCCCGAAAAAAAAGAACTTGGCATTATAAAAGGAAAATGTAAAGCAGATATCGAAAGAGCTATAACCATTCACAATTCAAACGGTCATTATGGACTTGTACTGGATGAAAATGGCGTACCTTTAGTAAGTACAGATAAATTTACAGGTAAAATAAGTGCTGATTTAGTCGCTTTGAAGGCAGAAAACAAAAAAAGGCTAAATTGGTGCGAAGATTCAACAAATACGGTTGATTCTATTTGGGAGGATAACGATTGGGGCGGTACTGGTGGTACTTATGCGGAGGAATCAACATTAGTTAACAATGGTTTATTATCAGCTAAAATGACTGCAAATACTGATACTTATGGAATACATACCGTTTTTAGTTCAGCAAAAGACCTAACTATTTTTGATAATGGTGAAACTTCTGTTTCCGCTGACTATATAGGATTTAGTATCTATATAGCTAGTCAAGATTTAACAGATTTAGATGCCGCCGCATTAAGATTATATTTCCATAGTGATGCTGAAGGAACATTAACGAATGCATATTACAAAGATATTGCAGTTGCTGACTTAGTTTCAGATTCTTGGAATAATTTTTTAATTGCAAAATCTTCATTTACTCAAGTTTCATCTGGTGATTGGGCAAATGTTACAGGAATAAGTCTTGTAATAGCTGGGACACCATCTGCTGAAGTTATAGCATATATTGACTCTATATCATTAATTCAAGCTGATACACAATCAGAAATATTGCCAGTCAATGGCGGTTATGGTATTACCTGTACAGATGAATCAACTTATTATGAATTAATAGGTAGAATTAATATAGAAAATGATGAATATTACCATAATGTAGCTATTATAACTTCTACACATGACGGGCTACCCATAGTAATTGTTTTTGATAATTCATTAATAGTAAATGATTTAGAGTTGTCAATGGCTGGTAATACTGAAGAAGTAGTCACACCAATGGAATTTGTTCCTCATTATGGAGACGAAAAAGAAGACGAAGTCCCTATAAAATTTTACTTTTATACATCTGGAACAGTAGCGGAGGTGATTGCATAATGGTTAAAAATACATGGACGCCGTCGGTTGCATTAAGTAAAGATATTTTGCTCGGGCATGGTAAAATATTTAAAGACCTTGACGAAGTTACAGAAACAGAACTAGGACCAACTATGGGAGGTTGCAAATATAAGGCTGGTAGGACTTTAAAACTTATAGAATATGATGGAGCATATGGACCTAAAAAGGGAATGCAAAAAGTTGAAGTCTGGAAACCTCAATTAATTATTAATCAATTAAAGATAGATTATTTAAATTCTTTTTATGGTATTCCTCATACAGTTTCAGATGGAACAGATGTAAACGGAAATACTTATAAAAAAGTTATATTTAGATTAAACTGGTTATCAACTGATGTTTTAACTAATTTAGCTTTTGTTGGTGAAAAGCACGACGGTTCACCAATTACTATTTATTTATATAAAGCAATGGATATTACGCCAACCATATCATATGAATTTGGTGAAAAAGGTGAAATTATAACAGAAAGGACTTTCGAAGGTGCATATGCGAGTACTACACCAACTACACCACCTTTTAAAGTTAAACAAACAAATCCTACTTAAAGAAAGTGAGAGTGTAAAAAATGGATGCAAATAAAGAAAAAGATATGATAAATCGTTTAACAGATAATCAGAAAATAAGACAACTAACTATAAAGGAATTAGCAATAGTAAGTGATATTTCAAGATTAATGGGATTAAAAATTTATCAAGGATTTTTTATGAAATATTGCATAAAAATATATGGAGATAAAACATTAACAGTTAAGCAAAAACAAGTTATATTAGCTACTGATGTTTTAACATTTATACAAGATAATTGGGGAAAAGCTTATAATGAAATTATAAAATTGATTTCATTACATAAAGAAAAATCTATTGAAGAAATTGAAAAATATACAATAGATGATTTGATAACATATGTTTTTGAATTAATCGAAGCTATAACACCAATTAGATTACTTAAAAAATTAGGAATGAATATTGATGATATCAAAGGTTTATTTAAATTTTCTGATAAGGATTTAGAAAGTGTTAAGTCGTTAATAAAAAAATGATAACTTTTAAAGATGTAATAAATGTTTGTAACATTTTAAATGATAATATAGATTCTTTAAATTTTAATTTTAAATTTAAACCTGTATACAATGATATTGATTTTATAATTTATGATTATTTGGATTCATTCATTCTTGAAAATATTAAAATATTACAAAATACAGATTTAAAAACCTGGAATATTGATGATATTTTAAAAGTATTTTTTGAAATAATATTAACATTAAAGAATGATAATGGTGAAGATGAACCTATTAATAAATCAGTGAATGATATAATCAATATCATTCATTCTTTTATTAAAAATGTATCAAATAATTTTTCAGAAGAAGAAATAGACAATATGTTTATGAAAGTTTATAAAGATTTTAATTATTATAATATTCTTTTATCTAAAGAATTTAAAAAAGCATATAAAATTTATAAAAAAGGTGTAAAAGATTATTATGATAAAGAAATTGAAGATAAATTATTTAAACTATATATTTCTGCCTCTGAAAATGGGTCATTTGAAGGAAGTTTCCAAGAATACAAAAGAAAACATAAAATTAGCAATATGACACAATCAGAAAAAGATAAAATATCAAAAAAGATTGATGAAAAATTTACAAAAGTAAATAAAAATATAAAGCAAGTTTTTAAGGTGGGATAAGATATGATAATAACATTGTCAAAAGTAAAAACCTTATTACAAATATCAAATAACACTTATGATACTTTGATAAAAAGTTTAATTCCATTGGTTGAAGAAACAATAGTAGATTACTGTAATAACTATTTTATTGATAAAGATTTAGAATTAGACGGTCTTAGACTTCCTAAAGTATATATGCATAATAAAAATTTAGAATTTGTAAATAGTACGAATAGTATAGACAATAGTGTAACAGATTTAACATCATATGATTTTAATGTTGGCGATTCTATAAGAGTATTTAATAGTAAGTTTAATAATCAAAGTTTTACTATAGAAAGTATAAGTACCGGAAGTATTGTTTTAAATGATATTGATACAATCAAAAATGAATCGGGTAATATAGTATTGGTTGCAAGATTAGAATATCCAAAACCATTAGAAATTACAGCGGCTCAAATGATAAAATTTAATATGTCTAAAATAACCCCTGGTATGGCGGCAGAGACTATAGATGTTTATTCGTATACATTAGGCGAATCGATATCAGGTTATCCGAAACTTATTATAAATACTTTAAATAATTATAGAAAACTTTACCTTGATAGAATCTATGAAGATTCATTCATTGGAAGATTAACATGATAGAAGATTTTTATATTTCTTGTACTCGTAAGAGACCAAACAGAACATATGATGCTAAAGGAGAACCTATTGAAACATTGTCATCGACATTAATTAATGGTTATAAATGTACACAATCGTTTATTAGACAGGTAACAGCTGGTAAACAATTATATAAGGCACAATATAAATTTTTAACTGACGATTTTGATATAAAATTCGGTGACATAATTAATTATGAAGGTATAGACTATCAGGTTGTATCAGACACAGAAAATACCAGTCACTTAAACCATCATGCACTGGTCTATATTGAAAAATTTAGCAATGTTACAAGATAAGGTGGTGAAATAATGGAAATTTTTAGAGTTTTCGGAACCATGTTACTTAGGGAAGAAGGCGACATAGAAGGGCGTATTTCCGAAACTACAAAATCAGCCGAAGGGCTTGACGTTGCTTTTGGTGCTGTTGGGAAAACATTAGGTATTGCTGGGGCAGCAATAGGTATTTTAGGAGGGATTATAACTGCCGCGTTATTAGTCCCATTAGGTAAATCAATTAAGGTTGCAGATGAATTTGTTGATACTTTAGGAGATTTGAAAGCTTCTACAGGTACAACGGAAAATGCGACAAATGATTTGGGAAAATCCTTAAAAAATGTATATAAGGCTGGATATGGCGACGATATTCGGGACGTTGCGGAAGCTATGAAACAAGTAAAACAGCAAACAGGATTAACAGGAAAAGCACTGGAAGATCAAACAAAAAGCATAATAACACTATCTAAAAAAATGGATGTTGATTATGGTGAAGCAGTTAAAACCGTTGACAATCTTACAAAAAATTTAAATATAACTAGTGAAGAAGCTTTTGAGCTTATTGTTCAAGGTTGGGAAAACGGATTAAATGCAAATGGTGACTATTTAGATGTATTAAATGAATATGCTGTACAAATAAGAAAAGCCGGATTAACTACAGATGAATTTTTTAGTATAATGGTTGCTGGTCATGAAAACGGTGTTTTTTCATTAGATAAATTAATAGATGCACAAAAAGAATTTAATATTCGTTCTATAGATGGAAGTAAAGCAACATTACAAGCCTATGACGATTTAGATATTAGTTATAAAAAATATTCAAAATCAATTGCTAAAGGTGGCGAAGAAGGTAAAAAAGCACAGCAAAAAATAATACAAGCTTTATTAGATGAAAAAGACCAGGTAAAACAAAATGAAATTGGGGTCGCTCTATTTGGTACAATGTGGGAAGATTTAGGAGCTAAAGGAATATCAAGTTTGTTAGGTATAGATAATGGAATGGATAAAACTAAAAATCATATGGAAGAACTAAATAAAACCAATTTTGATAGTTTAAAAGAAGCTTTTGAAGTAATAGGGAGAACCTTAGAAGTTGAAATATTATTACCAGTTTCAGAAAAAATCGTTCCTGTATTAGTAGACGGAATTAAAAAAATAAAAGATAAAGCAATAGATTTAAAAGATTCTATACAGTCTAAATTTAAACCATTATTTGATTTTTTAAATAAAAATGCTGACGATGCAAAAAAAGCAATTGAAGGTTTATTTGAATTTATGATAAATGGAAATTTTGATCAAAGTTTTGATAAAATGAGAGAATCGTTAAAAAATATATTTCCAAATGTGGATATTGATAATTTTATATTGAAACTTGCTGGATTAAGAGAAACTATTGAAAGAATAATTGAAAAGATTTCAGATTTGTGGGATTCTAAAAGTATGCAAAATTATATTTTAATTTTGGAATCGGCAATGCCACGTATTGAAGAAATGATAGGAAATGTAATAAACGCATATTTTGATTTTATGAAAGCAGTTGACGAATTTTCACAGACTCCATTGTTTGACGAATTAATTAAATCTGTAGAAAGATTAATATTAGTAACATTGCCTTCCTTAATAGGAGGGTTTGAATTATTTTTAGGAATAGGCACAGTATTTTATAATACTGCATCCCTTATTGTTAAAGCTATTGACTGGGTAGGAAATACTTTTTTAGTTGTTAAGGCAAAAATAAAACCAGTTACAGATTTTTTAATACATGTAGGTAAAACTATATTAGACGGATTATTATATTGGTTTTATAAATTATATGATGCTCTAGTAGGTCATTCAATCGTGCCAGATTTAGTAAATGGAATAATAAATTGGTTTAGTAAATTACCAGGAAAAATTATAGGTCTTATAAGTAATTTAGTATCACAGGGAATAAATAAATTTAATAGTTTAAAAGATAATGCAATAAATACAATAAAAAATATGATAACTGGATTAATAAATAAATTTTCAGATTTAGTATCAAAAGGTAGGGAAAAATTTGAAGATTTTAAAAAGACTATTACCAAAAAATTAAAATCTATTAATTTATATGACATAGGGGCTAATATTGTACAGGGGTTAATAAACGGATTAGGTAGTTTATTACAAAGCGTAAAAAATAAAGCTGGTGAAATTGCTAAAGCGGTTGAGGGCGCATTAAGAGACAAATTAAAATTAAAGTCACCATCAAAAGTCATGTATGGTATTGGTTTAAATATAGTTGAAGGTTTAAATTTAGGATTAAAAGATAATAGCGGAATATCAAAAATAAAACAAGCCAGTGATATAATATATAATAATCTAACACCACAAAAAAATAATATATCAAGTGTTAATAGCTCAACACAAGATACTATTAATATAAATATGACAATAGACCCTAAAAACATAAAAGATTTAAATGACTTTTTATCTATTATAGATATGTTAAAAGGGGTAAAAAAATATCAAACTATGATGTAATAAGGAGGTGATAAAATGGGTTGGCATTATTCAAACGGTGGGGCAACTACATATACATACAGTTTATTAAATACTTATAACCAACATTGTGCCGCTATAGGTGGTTTAACACCTGGAACAGCTATAATAAAATTGAAAGTAAGAGCCGCCGGATACACTGGCGCAGTTCAAACTCGATTAGTAGCTTGGGGACCTGGCAATGTAGCTGTAACACAATCTAGCACGTTTACAATGGCTGATGGTAGTTCATCGGTACAATACACATATGAGAAAAGTGTATCCGCTCATATAATGCAAGGTGATACTGTTTGGGTTGGTGTTTATCGTAATCCTTCTGGTTCTCATGTAATGGGGGTTACTTCTGGAAGCGGTAATGGATATAGAAAAACTAATACTAATAGTTTTCCGTCTGTCTTATCAATGTCAGGATACAACACAGATTCAAACAGTGAGCCATATGTTGGCGTTTTTATGATAGCTGTTCCAAATGACCCAACAGGAGCAACTGTAATAAGAAATTCAGATACAAGCCACACAATAAATTGGACTCGACCAGCAAGTGATGATAGACCAGTTTACACTCAATATTTACAAAGATGGGATAATGTAAGTAATAATTGGTATACCGTAAAGACTGTAACAACAGATTATTTTGTTAATGGAACTCATAGTTATACTGATAATACAACAGTATCCAATAGACAATATCGCTATAGAATGAGATCATATAATGATGCTGGTTATTCTGACTATGATTATACAAATTATATACATACCACTCCATCAAAACCGACAAATGTATCGGCGGCTCGTATTGGTTCAAGTGTAAAAATAACATGGACTGATAATTCATACCAAGAAGATTTATTTAGAATACAGAGAAGAGAATCAACCGATGGCGGTGAAACTTGGGGAAGTTGGACAAACCTTGATACTGTTGGAACTGGTATAACAGAGTATAGCGATTTGTCACCATATGCATATGGACAATATAGAGTACAAGCGGAAGAGGGTACATATCAAAGTACTTTATACTCTGGATATAATGAATCAGGAGATGTTGTAACATTATCGCAACCAGATGCGCCAACTGGTTTATCTGCTGATATTGGAATAGGAGAAGAAGATAAATTATTTAGTTGGAATCATAATCCAACTGATAATACAGCACAAACTAAATTTAGTCTTAGGATAAAAGTCTCAGGGGGACTTTATCCTAAAGAAATAGAATCTTTCAAAGATTATAATGATTGGTCATTAACTGGTTCAGATATAGCCGATTTAATCCAAGGACCATTCCCAAATCAAGGAATTTATATGGCTGATGCAGACGATACAGAGTCATATGTTGGTATGTATAAAAATATATCATCAATTGATTTAACACAATTTGACGATGCAAGTGCATCAACTACAGCGGATTTAATAGTTTTTACTGTATACATTTTTGATGTAACTTACTATACTAATTTATCAATTAAATTAGGGGATGATAATTCAAATTGTTTTTATACAGAAGTTGATCCTTCAGTTGACTTAGTAAATGGATGGAATCAGATATCAGTTGCAAAATCGGCATTTACGACTGCTGGTAGCCCAAGCGGCTGGGACGACATAACATATATAAGAATTGAATTATACGCACTTGATAATAGTGCATATAACAGTTATATTGTTTCGCAATATCTACAATTGATAAAAATAACTGATTTTAGTAATTATGCTGGTGAATATTTTATACAATATAATGAAATAGAATCGGAAACAGAAGCATTAAATATTGTTGCAAATAGTTTTAAAAATGGAAATACCTATGATTGGCAAGTAAAGACTTGGGGTGAATATGGTACAAGTTCAGATTGGAGTAATACAGCAACATATTTTGCAGTATCACGACCAATAGCTGTTATAACTTCACCTACAGATTCTTCTAATTATGGATTCTCGCAATTAACAATTGATTGGAATTATACACAAGTAGAAGGCGAATCACAAATACAATTTTTAGTAACTTTATATGACTCAACTGGTGCGCTATTAGAAAGTTATTACGAATCAAGTAATGTTGCTAATGGTGGCAGTGATAGCTACACGTTTCCTTATACTTTAGAAAATGAACAAACTTATAGAGTTACTTTGCAAGTTCAAAGTGAGAATGAATTTTGGAGTGAAGAAACCGAAACAGAATTTACAACTGAATTTTTACAACCAACAAAACCAAGTTTTTCTTTGTCGTTAGATAGAAATACTGGTTCTATTGACATAGATATTACAAATCCTGAAATAATTACAGAATACAATAATAATAGTACTCAAGATACTTATATTGATTCTGATAATTCAGGGGTAAATTATAATGATAATGGGCAATTACAACTAGAAGATGATACATCTGTCGGTACAACAGTAAAAATGATATTATTAGATTTTGATTTATCTTTCTTTGTTGGAAAAACTATAGTTTCCGCTGACTTACAATTATTTAGAAAAACAACATTAACACCAGGTATAAGTAGCAAAGTTAATTATATAAAAACCAGTTTTGATGAAACCTTAGTTACATATGGAACAGTACCGACGTTAGATACAACAGATTATGACGATCATAGCCATATAACCGGAGAAATTGAAATGTGGGATTTAAAATTATTATTAGATGATATTGCAGACGAAACAATTACAGATTTTCAAGGAATTGCAATAGTTCCAACGACTACAGACGGAAGTGTTGATGAATTCTATGATAGTACTATTGAAGGCAGTGAGCCTGTAATAACTATTGAAATTTCTCCGCTAAATGCTGAAACTGATTATAATCGTGTTTATAGAAGTATTGATGGTGGTGAATGGTTATTAGTAGAAGATGAAGTCCCAATAAATACGATTGTTAGAGATCATATACCAACGGTAGGAGGAAACAATAATTATTATGTACAATCCATAAGTAGTACACCATCAAGTAATAATAGTGACGAAGTCAATTTAGATGTATTATTAACAGGTGCATTTTTTATAAATGGTGGTAATAATTTTGAATCTTATGTAAAACTAGATGGTGATGTTTCATTAACCGAAAATAGAAATAGGGAAGAAAAAGCCAAACAGTATTTAGGCAGGACTTATCCTGTAAAATATCAAGGTGATAATATAAACCATTCTTTTAATTTTAGTGCTTATTGTATTGACTCAAAAAGATCAGATTTAATTGATATAATAGAATCTATTGGTGATATATTTTATAGGGATTGGCGGAGTAATTGGTGTTATATTATGCTTAATGGTACTAAATTCACAATAAAAGACCCACAAGCATATATATTTAGTACAACCATGATAAGAGTAGAAAAGGCAGAGTGATTTTATATGAGTAATATATTTGATAATGGAGGATTAGAAACGTTTAAATTTTCATTATTAACTTTACAGGATGGCATATATAAACATAGTCAGTTTATAACTGACTATGTTGAAACAGCAAACATAAAAATCGATTTTGAACAAAATATTATTACTGGTGCTGATTTTGAAATTAAGCACTTATCAGAAATAAATTATTTAAAAGATTTAATAAAACCCTGGTATTGTTTAACTGTTAATGGATTTACTTACGAAATTCCATTAGGTAATTATATGTTGCTATCACCAACAAAAAATCTCAATACAGGTGAGATAAGTAGATCAATAAGCGGATATGATTTATTGATGGCACTAGAACAGGATAAAACATTGGTTAGTCAAACTTTTTCAGAAGGAACTAATGTAGTTTCGGCAATAGAATCGTTATTATCTTCAGTTGGTACTTGGGTTATATATAATATAGAACCCAGTAACGAGACGTTATCAGAAGATGTAAGTTATGAGTTGGGAAGATCAAAACTATTTATAATAAATAGTTTACTTAATATGATTAACTATTATCCCTTGTGGGTTACTGGAAATGGGGTGTTTAAAGGTATTCCTTGGAGTCCAACTCCAAATATAGCCCATATTTTTCAAGATAATAATAGATCATTATACGAAGATGATATAGATTTAGATGTTGATTATAGTGATGGATACAATATTGTTAAAATTATAGTAAACCAGCTTCAAGAAGATACAGAACCATTGGAAGCTACTTTATCTATGGAAGACGAAGGATTACAAAATCATCCATTTAGTTATACAAGTATTGGAAGATATGTGACTAAAATATTTCAATCTGAAGCAGTAAGCCAAGATTATGTTGATTTACGTGCTAGACGAGAATTGAGAAAAATGTTAGAACTAGAGGAAGCTATTAATTATAAACATGCTTATGTTACTCCAAGATTAAACGATGGAATACCTTGGCAAGGAGATGCATACAGATTTAAAAATACAAACTTAGGGTTAGATTATATTTATAAGATTATAAAACAATCTTATAAATTAGAAACAGGTGTTAGTGTCAAATCAATCATTAGGAGGGTTAAACTATATGTCTGATATATTAGATACATTAAAATATTTAGTTAATAAAAAAGTAGAAGAAATATTATTTACTGGTACTGTATATAGTTTAGACCCGTTACAGATTAAATTTATTCCTTCTGACGACCCGATTAAAGTTAGATCATTAAATATTAATGGTTTAAAAATAGGCTCAAATGTATTAATGATAAAATATCTCAATAAGTTTGTTATTATTGGTGTTATTGGTTATGTAATACAGTCATATTGTTTATTAACTAGAAGTACAACTCAAAGTATCCCTAGTGCTAGTTATACATATTTAGATTTTAGTTCTGGAACTACTAGCGAAGACCCAGAAAGCATGTTTGATGGAACTAATAAAATTATAATACCGGTTAATGGAGTCTATAATGTTAATGTCGGATATAGATGGCAAGACTCAACGACATCAACAATACGAATTACAGAATTTCTTTTAAATGGTAATGTAATATATACCATTGCCGGGAGACCAGATGCAAATGGTCGTTATGGAGTAAATTTAAGTTTAAACTTAAATTTATCTACAGATGATTATATACAAATTCGTGTATACCATGCAACAGGCAGTGCTATCAATGTTGGTCCTCATACTTCTTCATATGGTAATACATATTTTAGTGTTGTACCAATAAAAATATAAATAAATTATAAAAGGAGATAAAAATAATATGAAAAAATTAATTAGTTTTATACTTATAATAGTCTTTTTATTTTCATTCATAACTTTGTCTTATGCCGATACAAAATATGAATATAAGGTATTTTTTAAGAAAATAACACCTATTGACCAAATAGATAATCAACCAAAATATGATACAAATGTTACAATTGATGGAAATAAAATTAATGTAGGTGATTCAATAACTACATTAAATCCATATTGTATAATCGATATGAAAAGTTATGAAAATGATATTTTAGTTTATTCTGGTTACAGTGAAAAATTCTTAAAAAAAGGATTAAAGATATTATTTATAAAAGTTGAAAAACAAAATGAACTTGGAGACTATGATAATTTATATTATTGGTTTTATTTTGTAGTTAGCAGATATGAAATAATATCTACACCAACACCAACTATTACAGATAAACCAACTATAACACCAATAATTACTTTACCAGTTACACCACCAGAACCCACAGAAACAATTATAACACCTATTTTAAATCCTACTATTTCCCCAATATTACCTAGCAATGAATCTAGCAATTTTGTACTTAGCAATATTAAAAATAAATCTAGCAAGTCAATTGCTAATAATAAAACTTTGCCACAAACAGGAGAAGAAAAACCTACTTTTATGCTAGTTAGTGGCAGTTTTGTATTATTGCTAGGAACAATATTTTTAATTAGCAAGGTTAAAAAGAAATTATAATTTACTGTATTTAATTTGTACTTAGCAATGTTATACCTGGCAAGAATTTTTACTTAGCAATTTGTAATTAGCAATTTGTAATTAGCAAAAAAATATACCTAGCAAAGATATTAAAAATTTTGCTAGGTATAAATATTTGTATTTAGCAATTAATAAATTACTAAATTTGTAATCTTCCAATCTTTACCTCTTTTTTCAGAAATAGCCATAAATGGTCTAGCTTTAATATATGGAACCAAATCAATTTTTTTGTAATATTTGTTAATGTCTTCATGTTTATCGATTTTAATTTTTAATATAACTTTGTATAGATCAAAATCTATATTTTCAATATTATATTTGTGTGCTTCTAAACATTTTACTTCCTTTTCAAAATCTTCTATTTGTTGATATGTATTAAACATGTCTTTTTGCAAACTTTCTTGATAACTTACATATAAATAAACATCTTTTTTCATTATCGTATACCATCCTTTGCGTGTGAAATAGGCGTTTTATTTTCTTTTTCTATCTTTAATAGTTCACCTAAAATATGTTTTTTTTCTCTTTTTAAATCTAATATAGTTTTTACTAATATTTGATTTATTAGTTTTAAACTTTCATTTTCTTGTATAATTTCGTCATGACAAATTTTTAATTCTTCATGTGTCATTTCTCTTTGATTCATTAATATCCCTCACTTTTTAAAATTGGAAATTTTTCTTTTAAAATTTCCTTTTTGGATTCAATTTCTTTTATTAATTCATTTTCTTTTATATCAAAAACTATTTTTAAGGATTCAAAAACCATTAAAACATGTGCCATTTCTTCAATAATACCTATTCTTTCTTTATTATTATCAAGATTTTTAGATATTATCATAGTTAAATTTAAACTTAATTCTAATAATTCTTCAATAGATTTTTTTATTTGGTATTCATCCCCAAAAAAATTTACTAGATTTTGATAAAACCAAGACGAAGGTATTTCTTTTTCTAAATTAGAAATTACAATCTTGCCTTTTTTTGCTAACATCATAAAATCATATACATTTTTAAATCCATGACCAGCAAAAAAATCATTTATTAATTCTATTTCTAATGTTGGATTTACTTTTTGGTCCATATTGTTTATTCTCCTTTTTAAGTTTAATAATAATCATCGCAACTATTATATATTTTCTTAGCTTCCTTTCTAAAATATTCGTCTCGAGTTAATTTGCTATCAGGATAAAAATTATTTATTTGCTTTAATTTACCATAATATTTATCAGTATCAAAATTATGACCTAAATATAATTTTCTTAGCTTCGCTTTAGTAAAATCGTGATTGTGTCTGTTATGTTCCTTCCCAATTGCAAACGTAGAAGCCCATGGCGTACCATTTGGACTGAAATATAAATAAAGCGGTCTAAAAAATGGTTTATTAATTGAAAAGCTAGGGAATGGCAATCTAAAACATATATAACCGTATTTTTTTGTTCTGATATTTATTCCCCAGTGCATGGCGTTATGACCATGTATTGTTAATTTTCCTATTGATATATGACTACCTAAATACTTATCAAAAAAATACTCTAAAGTCCTTTCATATTTCAATTGCCTTATCCTCCAAGTCTAAATTTTTATTATTCATTTTCATTCCCCATATCTTCATATTCAACAACTAATATTGATTTTAAAGTCCAAAATAGACTTAATTCCATTGCTTTTATTGCTTCTTCTAAATATGATTCGTCCAAACCATAATTAATTATTTTTGCTGATAGATTTTTAAAATCCATCCTTATATCTTCAATCTTTATAACCTGATCGTTGTCAGGTTTAATATTGGTTAAACTTTTCATTGTTTTAAATAACAAATTTGCTTTGTTATATTTTTCTTTATCAGCCATTTTTTAATCATCCTCCATATTAATTTTTTTTAATAATAATCCTTCGGTTGTTTCAATTATTTTTACATAATTTCCAGGATTCATTTTTAAATTTTCCGCAAATTTAAAAGGAATATTACATATTAATGATTGGGAACTTTTTTTCCCTTGATATAATTTTCTTATTACAAAACCTTTATAATTTTTTCTAAGCAATTTCATTGATTTTACCTCCAAACTTATTTAATAAAATTAGTATATCATTATTATTAATCATAGTCAATCGAGTATTAATACTTTGTGGATAAATCTGTGGAAACTGTTAATAAAATAAATATTGACTTATATATCTTTTGTGCGTATAATAGATATATAATAAATTATGGAGGTTACAAAATGTCTAAAGAATTAACTAAGAAAAAAAATATTACTATTTATCCAAGTACAGAAGAAATTTTAAAAAAATTATCAGAAAAATATAAATTATCTGATAGTCGAGTTATTGATATAGCAATACACAAATTATTCAATGAAAAAAAGGAAGTGCTTTAAATGGCAGAAAAAAAATATTATTGGTTAAAATTACCCTTTGATTTTTTTAAAGATAGAACATTAAAAAAATTAATGAAATTATCAGGTGGAGCTACTTATATATTAATTTATCAAAAATTATTATTGCTAAGTCTTGAAAATGAAGGAAAAATATTTTTTGAAAATGTTGAAGAATCATTTATAGAGGAAATGAGTCTTGAATTAGATGAAACAATCGAAGATATGCAAATAGCTCTAGGATTTTTACATAAAAATAATTTAATAGAACAATTAGACGAATATACTTATTATATGACTAGAGTTGCCGAAATGATAGGAAGCGAGACAGATGCCGCAAGAAGAAAAAGAAAAAGTAGGGCAAAAAATATTGTTACATTGTCACAACCAAACGTGACAAAGTCACAACTAAATGTGACAAAGTCACAAGAGGTCACAAAATGTCACATAGAGAAAGAGAAAGAGAAAGAGAAAGAAAAAGAGAAAGATATAAATAAAGAAAATAACTGTATTAAATATGACTATGATATTCAATTAGAATGGTTTGATACAGTTTGGAAGTTATACCCTCGCAAAGAAGGAAAACATAAAATACTTAGAAGCAAAGCAAAATTAAAAGAACTCTATGAAGATAAAGAAAATGTCAAGTCCGCAACAATTAATTATGCTAACAAAGTAAAAAATACTGAAAAACAGTTTATAAAATTAGGCTCGACTTTTTATAATGGTGATTATATAGATTTTATTAAGCAAGACGATCAAAACGAATATTTAAAGAAAAAATACGGTATATAGGAGGAAAACACATGCAAATAATAGATTATTTAGGGAATTATAAGAAAAAAGGTTCTGAACTTATGTTTGAAACTTGCCCATTTTGCAAAGGTGGGAAAAATAATGATAAATGGAAATTTTTTCTCAATGTCGACAAGGAAACATATTATTGTCAAAGAGGTAAATGTAATGAGTATGGTCATATTTCGCAATTATATGCCCATTATGGAGTAGAATATAAAAAAGACAATAATAACAACTATAATAAAAAAAATGAGTTTAAAGGGGCAAAAATGGAAAATAAAAAGCATAAAGAATATAAAGTATTTAATGATAATTATGAATTGATAAAAGAAAATAGTAAAGGATTTAAATATTTACAGTTAAGAAAATTAAAGCAAGAAACAATCAAACATTTTAACATAAAAGAAGATAGAAAAGGAAATATAGTCTTCCCTTTCTATCAAAAAAACAAACTTACGTGTATAAAATATAGAATACCACAAAAACCGGGAAAAGGTCAAATAAAAACCTGGCAAGAAAAAGGTGGCAAAGAAATACTTTTTAATTATGATAATTTAGATTTTAGTAAACCACTTATTATAACTGAGGGGGAAATTGACTGTATGTGTGCATATCAGTCAGGATATGAAAATGTTACCAGTGTACCATTTGGAACTAATGACTGGGCTTGGATTGACAACCATTGGGACGACTTAGAAAAAGTACCTTACTTTGTAATACTTGGTGATAATGATGAAGCTGGGGAAAAGTTTATAAATGAAAGCATATCAAAATTAGGGGTAAATAGAGTAAAAACTGTTAAAAATCCTTACAATGATATAAATGAATTTTTATATCGAGAAAACGAAAAAAATTTAAAAGAATTAATTGATAATGCTGAATTACCTCCAATCGATGGACTTATAAATGTAAAAGAAATAGGAAAATTTAAAATAGATAAAGAAAATAGAATTGATACTGGCTTCCAATCAATAAATAAAGTAATTGGTGGTTGGCTACCTGGGCAATTTGTTCTTCTTACAGGTAAAAGAGGTAACGGAAAAAGTACCTTTGCAAGTCAAACAATAGTAGAAGCTGTGACATCTGGATTTAATGCCTGTATGTATTCAGGAGAACTAAGTCCTGAACAGGTTAAAAACTGGCTGTTTTTTCAAATTTTAGGCGAAAATGTAGGGATGGAATATGACGAATTCAGAGGAAAAAAAGTTGAAATTGTGCCAGATGAATATTGGGAACAATTAAATAATATGATAGATAACAAATTATTTCTATATGATAATACAGTTCTAGAGCGTAAGGGATTAGATGAGGGGTCAATATTGAAAATATTTGAATATGCTTACAAGCGGAATAACTGTAGATTATTTTTGGTTGATAACTTAATGACAGCCAGAAATCAATTTGACGGACAAAATAATTACTATAAATCACAAGGTGAATTTATAGGGAAATTTAAACAATTTGCTAATGATTTTGGAGTTACTGTAATCTTTGTGGCTCACCCAAAAAAGACAGACAATGTTGCAGATTTTAAAAATGATGATGTTGCCGGGAGTTCTGAGAATACAGACCGACCCGATGTAGTTTTAAATATTCAAAGAGTAGACGAAGAAGATTTAGACAAAGCTGGTTGTAAAACACTTATACATATAAATAAAAACAGATTGTTTGGAGATTTAGCACATTTAAAATTTGACTTTATATCAAAATGTAAACAATTTGTTGAGCCTAATAAATTTCCAAAAACATATATTAACCTGGAAAACATTCCAGAAAAAGAACCAGAAGCAGACATTAAAAATTTAGAAATTGAAAATAATTTACCTTGGGAATAGGAGGAAATATTGATGAAATATGAATTTTATTGTGATTCAAACGAAAAAAATAAAATGAATTTAATTATAAATTTAAATAAAATAGTATCTGATATTAAAAGAGGTGAAAAGGCTTTTAATAATAATGACTTAGAAATTAAATATTTAAAAAATGATTTAGGGCAAAAAAGTTTATTTAATAATGAAAAAGATACTAAAATTATAGTAAAAAAAGCAAAATTAAAAGAATTAGAAGATAAAAAAGAAGAATTTTTAAATGCTATATTTGATTTATATGATAAATACAGTAAAATTGCTGTAGAATTAGAGGAAAAATTTAAATTAAAACAAGATGCCAATTTTTATATATATGGAATAAATTTATTTGAACATGTAAAAGATTTTAAAATTATTAAAGTTGACAATTGAATGTTAAAATGTTAAAATTATAATATGATTATGCTTAGTAATTTTATTAATTAGATTTTTAGTCTTTTTTAGAATAGTTACAGACTTTAAAGAAAACTATTCCACGAGGGCAAAGATTTTAATAACGTTTTAAAACGCCCTAAGTAAATATAAAATGTTATGGTTGGCGGAGGGTAAAGTTGGTTGTGTTAGGATTTGGGATGTTGGAATTATCCATGGATTAGCTATCCAATATATTTATATATCCGGGTTCGATTCCCGGCGGTCCTTTACTTGCAAGGCAGTTAGTACAAGTTGCGAAAACTTGTTAACATAAGACCTTAACAAATAGAGGGGTAGTCATCCCCTCAACTTTTAATCAGTATATACAAATGGTGTAAAGGTCTTAACAATTTGGTTAAGATAGAGCTTACATGCTAGATACTAGTTAATACAGCGTAAATAGAATTGACGAATTCAAGAATGCATAGTAAATGAAAAAGTTTGAAAATTATTGCATCGCTCAGCTTACACTGTTTGTATATACTGATAATAAATATTTCATAAGATATTAAATGAGGCGGTAATATGAATGATAAAAATAATAATAAATTTGATGATAGGATAACAATAGAAATATCAAGAAAACTTAAAAATGAGGTCAAAAAATTTTGCATAGATAATAATACGACTATGAAAGATTTAATTATCAAATTATTATTAAAAAAAATAAATATCAAAAAGGAGTTATTATGATAGAAAAATTACAAAGTGAGATTGAAAAATTAAAAAATGAAGTTGAAAGTATTGCGGCTTTGCTTAATTCTATTAATGAGAAGGGGCAAAAAGCTATAAATGAAATTACTTTAAATAATATCGATTTAAGGGCAATAGAATTGATAGAAAAAATTGTTATAAATAAAATGTCTATAGAAGATATCGAAAAATTAAAAAAAGATACTAAAAAACTTGTTGCGGAAAATCAAAATATATATAATAAAGGTAAAGATGATTATAATAAATTTTATGGATTTCTTATTAATAAGAAAAATGAATTAAGTATGAAAGAAACAGAATTTAGAAAAGCTGTTAACAATGATATAATTGATAATAATAAAAAATATTCTCTTAATGTAGATAAGCTGAAACAGGTAAAAGGTAAAATGTAGGTTCCTATCCTGTATAGGTTTATATAGATAGTGGTATTGGATTTATTCTAATTAATATTATAATAAAATCCAATACTGCAATATGATTTATAGTTTAATGGAAGAACTCTACCAGTTAGTAAATTAATGTTTTAATAAGACCATATTGGAATGTAAATTATTGGAATATAAATGATTGGAATGTAAATGTTAGTAAATTAATTAAAAAAATCCCTGGGTTATGGGAAAAAATAAATTGAAAGCTGGTGGCGGTCTTAGGTTTGATTCCTGAGTAAATCCTTTTATTGAAATGATGCAGTGTTGCCAAAAACCTATGATAAATAAATAAATAAATTTATCATAGGTTATATTTTATATATAAAATCAAAGGAGAATTGAAAAATTATGAAAAAAATAATGATAAGCCAACCAATGGCAGGAAAGACAGAAGCAGAAATAAAGGAAACTAGAGAAAAGGCAATTAAATTATTCAAAGAAAAAGGGTATGAATTTATAAATACTTTATTTACTGACGAATGGTATTCTAATGAAAAAATGAAGGAAAGAGGAGTTATTCAAATACCTTTATGTTTTTTGGCAAAAAGCCTTGAAAATATGAGTTTATGTAATGCAGTTTATTTCTGTAAAGGTTGGGAAAATGCTAGAGGCTGTAAAATAGAACACAACGTTGTGAAAGAATACGGATTAGAAATATTATATGAAAGGTCTTGAAGAAATGGAAAGAAGTTTAACGAATCAATCACCAACTATGAAGCAATTAGGAAGAATTAAAGAATTAAGAAAATCATGTATAGATTTTTCAAAAGAAATAGTTGCTTTATGTCCAGATGGAGAATATAAAACATTAGCAAAAAGAAATTTAGAATTAACTTTAATGTGGGCTATTAAATCAATTATATTAGATTTAGATTGAGATTAAGGAGTGAATTAAATGTTTTTGAATGAAAAAGATAATTTTCCACCAAATCAATGCGACTATTGGTTTTTAAAATATGAGGAATGGGGAGCTTGGTATTCTGGTGATCCTGAACAATTATTAAGATTTTATACAAGATTAGCATCTGAAAATTATGGATAACCAAATTATAAACATGATTAATAAAAATATTGAAAATCTGAGAGCTGAAACCATGGAAGGATTCAAACAGGTAAACAAAAAGCTTGATGATATGGTTAGTAAAGAACAATGCCAATCAAATAGAAATAATTGTAATAAAAAAGCTGAATGGTCAATAAAAAGAATTACCGCCGTAAGTGGGGCGATAACTGGAATTTTGACCGCCTCGGGAACGTTAATTTTAATTATAGCTAAAATTTTTGGTTATATAGGGTAAAAATAAGAATTAGGAGGGAATTTAAATGAGTAATTTGCAAAACAGACTTAAAAGTAAAATTGTATGGATTAGTATTATATCAACTGTATTATTATTATTTAATCAATTTGGAATACTTGATAATTTACAGTTAGAAACATTAAAAAATGCAACAGATGTTGTTTTATCTGCTTTAGTTGTTTTTGGTATTTTAAACAATCCTAAAACACCAGATAAATTTTAAGAATTTATAAAGAAAGGGTTGATATTATGGGTAGTATAAATGGTATATTGTATCATTCTAAACAGATAAAATATAATAGGACACCAAAAACAAGAAATAAAAAGGATATTAAAGCGATTGTTGTTCACTATACCGCCAATTATAACAATGGTGCTAATGGTGCTAAACATTTTGAATATTTCAATAGTGCTAATCGTAATAGTTCGGCTGATGTATTCATTGATGATAATTCAATATGGAAAATCAACGACTGGACAAAATATTATAGCTGGGCTATAGGTGACGGAAAAGGTAAGTACGGTTATACAAATTCAAATACAATAAGTATAGAAATGTGTGTTAATAAAGACGGTAACTTTGCAAAGACCGTTGAAAATACTATAAAATACATTAGACATTTGCATTCTGAAGGTTATACAAAAGAATTAATTAGACATTATGACGCTTCGAGGAAATTGTGTCCTATAATGTTTGTTGATTTGACAATATCCGGGAATAACAAAGCATATACAGACTTTAGAAATAACGTTTTTGCGAAGGAGGTAAAGCCAGTGGCTAAAGATATTTTTGATTATCCTGATAGTTTAAAATGGTTGCACGATAAGAAGTTTATTACAGGTACTAATTATAATTCTAGTAAACAATTCAATTGTGAACAGATTGCAACTATTTTAAAACGTGTCTATACAGATTTAAAACAAAATGTACAGGACCCGCCAAAAGGTAAAATTTATAAAAATGAATTTTTACAGTGGTTATATGATAAGAAGTTTATTACAGGTACTAAGTATATGACAACTAAGGATTTGAGTTATTTTAATTGCGAACAGATCGCAATTATTCTAAAAAGATTATATACAGATGTTAAGGGGTAATATGATATAATTTTGATATTGTCTTTTTTGTTCTTTGTAATATACCGTAAAAAACTAGCTAAAAATTTTAGCTGGTTTTTTTATTGCTTATTAATTGGAAAAAAATCATCCCTTTGATGCCTCGGATCATAAATTAAAAAGTCTATCTGAAGCGTATTTTTTTTCTGAAACCAGCTAATAAGTTAATTATTAAAAATTAGTGTGCATGACTTATTTTACCATAAATGTAAATACAGATTTATTTAAAAATAACTTGACTTTGGATTAATAATCCTATATAATATAATCATATCTTAACAAGTATTACGAAAGGAGGATTAATATGTGTGATAAGTACAAGCCCGTTGGTGGGGGTCCGCTAGAATCGGATTATAAGACAGAAAAAGAACAACCAAACATAAGACCTGTATCTAAAATACCAAAGATAAAAAACGAAAATAGCAAAGTTGACAAAATAGTTATAACACCGGAAAAAAAATCTAAATGGTTGTAAAAATAGGGGCTACATAGCCCCTAAAATATAAGGAGAAATTATGAATAGAACACAATGGTTTGTGAGACAATTTATCCTGAGAGGGTATACTGTCGAAGATATAGCCAAAGAATTAAATATACAAACAAATAGTTTGTATAAAAAAATGAATGGGAGAAATGGATTCTCAGAAAAAGATTGTAAAAAAATTATGGAATTATTAGATAAGAAATTTGAAGAAATTTTTATTTAAAAAGGAGAGTTTTTTATGGATAGAATAACAATAGTAGGTATGAGACATAATGTAAATAATTGGGAAGGCTGTACATCACATTGGAATTTATTTGAATCAACAGTAAAACTAAAAAAAGAACCAAATAATAAATTTGATAAAAATGCAATTGCAGTATATATTGATAAACAAAAAATTGGGTATGTTTCAAAAGATACACAAAAAAAAGCAAAAATAAATAAAAAGTATAAAATAGTGAGTTTAGGATATTATGATATGACAGGAAAAGAGATATAAAATAAATTTTTAAAAAAGGAGACTAAAAAATTATGAAATTTAAGGTTAATGATAAGGTGGTTATTACTGCCAAAGAAGACGAATTAATAGCTGGAATACATAACTTCGATACTGACGAGGCATTAATACATAACTTTGGATATAAAGTAAATTATTGTAGATTCTGGGATGATGAATTAAAAGGAACTATTAAAAAAATTGGAATAAATAATTTTTTCTTAATAGAAGATTCTGAAGTTATAGGCAAAATTTATGTCTTCAATAATACTTATGGGGAAATGAAGAAATGTTAAATGTTCAAAGCTCGAAGGAAAAACGAATGTTTTATTTTAATTATTTTGTGGAGGAGGTGAAATCATGAATTTAAAAAAAATAAACTCTTTAGGTCAAAAAGTATCAAAAATAACTAAAATAGTATCAGATGTTAATGCAGTTAATGAAGCAGTAAATGGAAATTTAAATCCTGGAAAAAGAAAAATTAAAAATAAAGTTAAGAATAAAATTTGGAATAAAATAGGAGGAAAATAAATGTTAAGAATAATTTTTTATAGATTTATAAGTTTAGTTGTAGCTTGGTTATTTATCATAATAAATGGAATTATAAGGGATTCAGAAGAAACCAGGCAAAAGGCAAAAAAAATAAAAGAAATTTTTGGAGAAAAAAGAATGACTTTATTAAATATTTATATGTTCTTTTTAGTACCTGAATTAATAGTATTTTTAATGATTTTTTCAGATATTAAATTTATTATTAAAGGTGATGATTTTATTAATTGAAAGGAGAAATAAAAAAAATATGAATCTAAATACTGATATTTGCCCCTATTGTGGGGCAAAAGTCATATTTGCAGATAGTAAGATGGTATATGGTAAAAGCCATGGAATGATATATATTTGCAGTAAATATCCTAAATGTGATTCTTACGTTGGGGTTCATAAAAATACTTGTGTGCCATTGGGTACACTAGCAAATAAAGAACTAAGAAAATATAGAGGTATAGCACATTTGTATTTTGATACATTATGGAAAAATAAAAAATCAGGAACCAGAATAAAAGCATATAAATGGTTATCTGAAAAAATGAATATATCCGTTCCAGATACACACATAGGATATTTTAACATTGATCAGTGTAAAACTGTAATCAAAATATGTAAACCATATGCGGAAAATATTTTAAATAAATCAAAAAATGACTTGACTTTGGATTAATAATCCTATATAATATAATCATAGTCAATCAATGATTAATTTAAAGGAGACGATACCATGAATAAATATAAAAGTGTTATAACTAGCCTAATAATGAAAAAAGCTCACAAACTAACTAAAGATATGATTAAGGTTGATAATACTATAGATTATAGATTACAGTTATCAATCAATATAAAATATTTTTTACAAGTAGAGAAAGAAAGTTGGAAAATAAATCAAGAAAATAAATTATTAAGACAGAAAGCTTTAAATTGGGTTGAACAATATGTTAAGCATGGTAGAAACATCCATAGTGAAGAAATGAAAAATTTATTAAATAAAATGAATTATGATTTAAACATAAGACATTTCTATTGGGGACAAAGTTATAATAAATGGCATTTAGCTAATAGTCTAGTTTGCCATTATAGAAGAAATATAAAACTGTGGGCTTAGTCCCACTAAAAAGGAGAATGATAAAAAATGACAGGAGAAAATTTTAAAAGATTTCATTATTGTAATAAGAAAAAAACAATTATAACTATTTCAAAATCAAAAGAAATGGAAATCAGATCAGAAATACAAAACTTAAAAAATCAATTAGATAAAGAATATTTAGACCTAAATATTCCAGATGAATATTTAAATATGAAGGAAACAAAAATAAATAATTTGCTTGATAAATTATATCAATAAAAAAGGAGAATGATAAAAAATGGCTGAAAAAAATTTAAGTATTTACGAAAAAATATCGATTATGCAAGATAGGATTAAAGTTAATAAATCAAGTAGAAATACTTTTGCTGATTTCAATTACAGAACTATTCAAGATATTTTTAGCGAACTAAAACCACTATTAAAGGAATTAAATTTAGTAATTACCTTTGGAGCTGGAAAGCTCGAAGGTGACAAATACACACTAACTTTAGATTTAATTGACTTCAAATCTGAAAATATGCACGATTACACAGCTACAGGCGAAATTTACATTGATAGAAATAAAAAGAAAATGGATTTGTCGCAGATGGTTTTATCGGCTAAAACTTTCTTAAAAAAATCATTGCTCGAAGATTTATTATTAATCAATGAGGATGACGACCCGGATTCTCATAATAATACAGATAATAATAATTTTCGTGACAATTCTAAAACAAATCAAGAATCAAATACCAGCAATGACAACAAAGGAACTGGAAAGACTAGAACAAATAATACAGGTGACAAAAAAGTTTCTGAGGCACAATTGAAAAGGCTTTATGCTATTTCAATGAAAAGAAAAATTGATGTTAATTATATGGATGAATTAATCAAAAAAGCATTTAATCTTGATAAAAAGGAAAATTGGTTAATGTCGGATTACTCAAAATTTATGGAATATTATGATGGAGACCAGAAAAAAAATGTTAAAGGTCATAGCAACGAAGAAACTATAAGTATGTTAATAAAAAAAGATAATTCTAAAAAAAAGTAGTAAGTTATTGTGAATGTGGGGGTAAAATTCATATTATGATTGTTAATGGTATTACTTCACATGGAATTTGTGAAACCTGTTTAAAAAATATAGTTTTACCCTCTTATGCCATAAGCTATTGGTTAAAAGATTATGATAAAAATTATATTTGTGAGGTGTAAAAATGAATAATTTAATAAAAATATCTGAAAATAAAGAATTAAAAATGGAATTATACACTAATAAAGAAGGATTTAATAAAATACAGGAAAAGTTTGATATTGATGTAGGCTTTATATTTTTACCTGGATATATAAGAGTTGCAGGTGGTTTAAAAGGTCCTGGACTTTATGAAATTTATATTCAAGGGGCTATTATAGAAAATATATATTTAATTAGAATAATAAAATAAAAATAAAGGAGAATAAAATCTTATGAAAAGATCGATTAAAAGAAAGATTAATAGAAAAAATGTTGTTAAAAGCGAAATAATCCCTATATATTCAAGAAGTTTAGCAAGAAACAAAATGAAAAGAAAATCTGGTACAAATGAGATAAAAACAGATTGGAGAGCTAAAAGAATAAAAGAAATAGGAGCAAAAGAATTTTTAGTAGAATTTAAAAATACTACTAGAAAGCATATTAGATTAAAAGAAATATATGAAGCATAAAAAAATTGGGGGTTAATTCCCCCAGGAGGTAATTAAAATGAATGAAGCAATATGTTTAGTTTCTGAAAATGAAGAAAATATAAATATTAAGAAAATAATACCTTTAACAAAATTAAAGGAAGTGAATGAAATAGACGATAATTTCAGATTGGAATATAGATTTTATGATACCGAAAATAAAATTTGGTATAAATTATCTGTAAAAAAAATATAAAGGAGAATGAAAAATAATGGCAAAAATAACTTTTAGATTAGGACCTGGAAGAGATAAAACAAATGTAAGAATAGCAAAATCTTATTATCCATATAAATTTATAGAGTATTTAAAAACAAAAAGCGATTTTGAATATAAAGGAACAAACAGAATAAATCATGTTTTTGTTTACTTGGGAACTGTAGAAAATGCAGAATTCAACTTGAAAGCTCATTATACAGTATTTAAAAATATGAATAAAAAATTAAATCAACATTTTATTGAAGAAAAAAATAAAGGAGAATTAAAAATTATGAATAAAAAAGAATTTATTGGAAAAGTGGCATTTAATGTATTACAAATAGTAAGAAAATATAATAATGAAGATCAAATAGAAAACTGGAACGATTTAAATCAAGAAAGAAAAAACCAGGTTTTAAAAACGGTTGAAGCGGTTTTTAATAATCCTAAAATAACCGCTTATGATATGCACGACGAATGGGAAAAAGCTAAATTAGATAATGGCTGGAAATATGCACCTGTTACAGACAGATCAAAAAAACTTCATAGCTGTTTAGTACCATTTGAAGCATTAAATATTTTTCAAAAAATGAAGGACGATATATTTATTGAAACTGTAAAACAATTAATAAGCTTAGAGGTTAACGAGCTGAATAATAATTAATGTTTAGGGGCTATTTAAAGCACCATAAAGGAGGAAATATGTATAAGGAAGATAATAAAGAAGTAATAAAAATTATAAATGAAATAAGAAAGGATTTAAAAGAATTAAGATTAATAGTAAAAGAAATGTTTGAAAAAGATGAAAAAGAGACTAGATAATTTGATTCAATTAGATATTCTTTTTCTAAAATATTTGATAAAGGGAATGATAAATAATGATTAATGATAAGAAAAATGAAAATGAAATTTTAAAAGAAAGTTTAGCAGTACAAAAGAAAAGAGTTAAAATTTTAATGGCTGATAATGAAGCATTAAGAGAAAATAATAAAATTTTATTAGATCAAAGAAACGAATATATGGAACTTGTAGAACAGTTTGAAAATGAAATCAAAGAATTTAAAAGAGCTGAAAAACTAGATTTATTAAAAAAAGCTTTTGTAGAAGGGGTTAAAAGCAATACTACAACATTAAAAATAGTTACATGCAAAAATTGTAGTTGCAAAGAAGTTACAATGACAAAAGAATTAATTGATTCTGGGCTATGCTCGACTTGTTATAAGAAATTAAATATTTAAAATGGTATATAATGGAAATAACCTAAGGAAGGGGTGAAATAATGGAGAATTCAGGTGCATCAAAAACATTTACTTGCAAGTCTTGTGGTTGTTTGGTAATTACAACCATAAAAGAATTAATTGACAGCGAACTATGTTCAGACTGTAAGAAAAAGAAATAATAACTTGAAGGAGAAAAAATTATGATGGATTCTTATAAATGTGAAATTTGCAAAGAAGTATTAGTAGAAAGTATTTGCGATTATCAAAAATTTACAAATGATGACGAATTCCCTATTTGTAACGAATGTTTTAAAGAAATGATCGAAAATGAAGAACTTATTGAATCTGATAATGGGGAATATGAATTTACAAAAAAAGGACTTAATGTAAGATTAAAAAAAATCGAAAAAGAATTAGATTCTTTAATAAGGTATGAAAGAAGATATATAAAAGAATTAGAAGAATATAATAAATAATAAATGGGGGAATAATCCCCCAGTAAGGAGATAAAATGAAAAATAAAATAAAAGAAATAATATTAGATTTATTAGAAAGAAACAAATTTGTAAATTTTGTAGATATTGAAAATGAATTAGAAAAAAATAATATTAATTTTGAAGGGTCTGAAGTTATAAACCCTATAAATTATAAAAATATTTATCATTGGATAAATATATCAATTGATTTTGCTGATAGCATAATTGATTTAAAAAACGAAAAAATAATAACATTTACAGGTTGCCCGAGTAGTATATATTTTCTAAGTGGGAAATTATTAAAATTTCCCATAGCAACAAAAAAAGAACAATATAAAATACCTCATTGGTTACCAGTAATAATATCAAAAAATAAATAAATTTTGGGGATAATTCCCCCGGGAGGTATATTATGAAAAAATATATAAATAAAAAATGTACATCAATAACAACTGTAATGAATAATGAAGATGATAGAATAATTATACATTTTAACAAAGAATATAGGGAAAAAATTAGATTGAATTATGACGGTGCATTAAGTTGTCGTTTATATGAATTAAATGAATTAATTAATAAAAATATAGACTATATTAGAGTATTTAAGGATTCTGTAGTTATTGAATCGGATGATTTAGTTTTTAATATTCCAGTAACAATTACAAGTGTTATATGGATAAATAGCAAAGAAAGAGTCAGAATTTATTAAAAAAAGGCGGTGTATTACATGAAAAATATAATTGATTTATTTTTTCTTTATGAAACTAAAGACATGAAAAACGTAAAAATAGAAAGACAATTGAAAAAAGTACAAGAAAATATTTTAAAAAGGATAGATTATTCAAAATATACTAAACAATTTATAAATGAATTTATAGAAATGTATGATAACGAACAATTGTATAAGGTAATGAGATTAATACAGTTAGAAATCCAAAAAAGACACAGAAAGGAATTAAACAATGAACTCTGATATATTAAGATTTGAAGAATTTCTTTTTGAAATAGAAGTTAATATAGATACTCAAGAAAAAAATAATTTTTGGATAACTGATTTTTTTGAGAAAAATAATATAAAAACTTCAAAAATACATTTAGATGCTGGGGATTATACATTTAAATTATTTGGTTTTCCATATGAAGTTTATATTGAGAGAAAAAATTCTTTAAATGAATTGTCGGGCAATTTAAAACCTGGTAAAAATAATAGAGACAGATTTTATAAGGAATTTGATAAAATAAAAAATTGTGAAAAGTATTTATTGGTTGAAAATGATAATATTGATAATTTGATATCTGGTACATATGGAACAGGATTTAATCAGAATAGTTATACAGCAAATTTAATATTATTATTGAAACGATATAATATACAGTTATTTTTTATCAATAGATATAATATGGGGTTGTGGATTTTAAAATTATTTTATTATCATTATTATGAAATTATGAAAGGATTTGTAAAAGATGTAATTGATGTAAATAATTGGAGAGACAACTCGAATGATTAATAGGTAGGGGCGTAAAGCTCTTACTTCTTTTTTTATGATATAATTTAAGTAAAGGAGGTATTGACATGACAAAAAAAGACAATAAATTAACTGAAAAACAAAAGTTATTCTGCCAATTTTATATAAAGAATTTTAATGCGACTCAGGCATATATAAAAGCTTATCAATGCCAGTATTCGACTGCACATGTCGAAGGTTCTAGGACCCTATCAAACCCTAACATAAAAAAAGAAATTACTCGATTAAAAAGAGAAAAAAATAAAAAATTATTCGTTAATTCAAATGACATTTTAGATCAAATAATAAAGATTGCATTTTCTGATTTGGGCGATTTTGTCGAATGGGGTTCAAAAGAGGAATATGTTATTGGAGAATTCGGACCGATAAAAGACCCGGAAACAAAAGAATTCTTGACTCAAATTAAAAGTTATGTTGAATTAAAAGACAGTAAATTTGTTGATACTTCTTTAATTCAAGAAATTAGTCAAGGAAAAGACGGGATAAAAATTAAATTGAAAGATACTAAATGGGCAATTGATTATCTCGTTAAACATTTCGATATGTTTACCGAGGAATGGAAACGTAAGATTGAGGAAGCTAAGTTGGATATTCTTAAAAAGAATAACAATTACGAAGAGAATCCACCAGAGATTGAATTTATTGATGATATCCCGGAGGTGAATTCTAATGATTGCAGTAAAAACAGCGAAGAAAAAAACTAAAACTAAAGTAAAATTAACTAACTGTATTGGTCATGATTATTATGAAATGTACCATCATATTAAAAATGATAGATATATGCATTATTTAATGAAGGGTGGACGTGGTTCTTTAAAGTCTGCTTTTGCCTGTATAATGACTATATATTTAATGACTAAAGATTTTAAAGAAGGAAGGACGACTCATGCAGTAGCACTAAGAAAAGTACATAATACAATCCCAGATTCAATTTATTCGACTCTTATGTGGGCTATTGATTTATTACAGGTAGGTCATTTATGGCACACTACAAAATCACCTTTAAAAATTTGGTGCGGTGAAAATACAATCCTGTTTAGGGGTTGTGCAAATCAGGAAGACCACAAAAAAATAAAAAGTATAAAATTTAAAAAAGGATATTGCAAATATGCTTTATTTGAAGAATTATGCGAATTTAACGGTATGGATGAAGTTAACAGTATTAATCAATCATTATTTAGGGGAACAGATGAAGCTATTGCTTTTTATATGTATAATCCCCCGGCATCCAAAAACAACTGGGTTAACAAGGAAGCTAAGAAAAAAGTAAAAAATAGATTTGTTCATCACTCAACATATTTAGAAGTTGAAAAATACAATCCTGAATGGCTTGGGACTGTATTTATAAAGGAAGCTAAGAACACGAAAGAAAATAATCCACGTGGTTATAAACATATGTATCTGGGGGAAGAGATCGGCGAAGGGATAGAAATATATCCACCTTTGACTATTGATAATCCTGAAGGTTTAGTAGAATATCGAACAATTACAAATGAAGAAATAAAAGATTGTGTAAAATTAGATAGAGGGTTTGATTTTGGAGCTACCCACGCAAGTTGTTATAGTGGAGTTTATTATAATAAGGAAAAAGATTGGATTTATGTTGTTGAAGAAGTTTATTTATATGGCGCTTCAAATAATCTCTTAGCTTCCTCAGTATATAATAAATGTGGAAGTAGCTATATTATTGGTGACAGTGCAAATAAAAATTTAATTTCAGAATTAAATATGTTAGGTTTAAATATCGGTAAATGTAAAAAAGGACCTGACTCATTAACGCATGGTATAATGTGGTTAAGAGGAAGAGCCAGGATTATTATTGATAAAAAGAGAACGCCAAATATTGCTAATGATTTTGAGTCTTACGAGTTTAAAAAAGATAAAGAAGGTAATATCATTCATGATTTTCATGAAATGCATGAACCGGACGGCTGTGCTAGTGTTAGATATGCTTTACAAAAATATATATTAAATCATAAATTGAAATTTGGTGTAATAAGATTATAATATTTTAAAAAATAAAGGGGTTATTATGAACAGATCACTAAAAGAAAAATTTGAAGAATTTAAATTATTGACTGGATGTCCAGATTCATATTTAAAAGAATTAGAAAAAGAAGTTTATAATTCTAAGCTTCCTATAAATTTAATTCAATTATTAGATAAAAAAATTTGGGATTGTAAAAATATTTATAATGAAACTTTAGATCACAAATGTAATAAAATAAGAAAAGCATTATCAAGAAAATCAATTTTGGAAATATTAATAGAAGTTTTTAGAATAGATAAATTTGCAAATTTATTAAAAAGGAAGCTAAGAAATTATTAAAATAAAAAAAAATAGGGTCCCCCCTACCCTATTATTTATTCAAAAATGATAAAAAAGGGGTATAATTTTCGAGATAGGGGAGAGAGGAAAATGTCTGAACTGATAAAAGTTATATTTGAAATAATAAAAAGAAGAAAAGAAGATATTTCAATTTTTATTTTAACAGAGGAAGAAGTTGACTTAGTTGACTTCTCAAAATTAAAGGAAGCTAAGAATGAGGAATACAAAAAAGAATTTCCAATTTATATGGGAACAGAAAAAATAAATTAGAATTAGGTGGTGAAAAAAAAATGAATGTTAAAGAATTGATTAAGAAAGACCAGGATAAAAAAGAATATAGATACACAGCAAGAAAATATTATAAATATAATCCAGAGTCAGAACGAGGAGAAATAACAAGTTTTTTTAATGGCAAAATTCACACAACTAAAGTTGATAAAATGTTGTATACAAATTTTTTTAGATTATTAGTAAATCAAAAAATAAATTATATATTGGCAAAAGAACCAGAAATAAAAGAAAGTAATATTATTACAGTTGTTAAAATATCTGATATGTTAGAGGAAGCATTATTAAATGCAAGTTTGGATTCTAGAGCCTGGTTATTTTTATATGTTGAAAATAATCAGTTGGATTGGATATTTGTTCATGATAGCGAAATAATACCGATTTATGATAAATATAATAAAAATATAGAAGCTGTAATTAGATATTATAAAACACCTGGAAACGAAAAAATAATTACCGTTGAAACATGGACTTTAACAGGTGTAAAAATAGAGTATTTACAAAAAGATTCTATAATTAAAACAGAAGAAAGAACACATTGGGTTGATAATACATTTTTCAGAGGTGAATTAATAAATTCTGAAGGTAAAAACTTGCCTTTTATCCCTTTTATCCCTCTATTTAATAATAGGGATAAAAATTCAGATTTAAGGGGAGGAATTCAAGAATTATTAGATTTTTATAATTCGATATCTACCGGACTAGTTGATAATATTGATCGTTTCCAAGAAGCAATTACAAAACTAAAAGGCTTTTCTGCTGATTCTGATGAAATGGAATTAATAGAAAAGAACATGAGAAAATATAAACAAGTTGCTATCCCTAACGAAAATGGCGACGTGGAATTTATGAAAATCGAAATCCCTATTGAAGCCAGGAAATTAATTTTAGAAATGTTGAAAGAAAATATATTTAAAATTGGACAGGGGTTAGACCCGGATAGATTAGCCGGAGAGTCAAACATAACAAATGTTGTAATTAAATCTCGGTATTCTGCTTTAGATATGAAAGCAAATGGTACTGAAAAACAACTAAAATTATTTTATGAAAAGTTTATTAATTGTTTAAATTTGTTTTATAGATTAAATATTGACCCAAGTATTACTTTTAATAGATCAATGATTTTTAATGAGGGTGAAGTAATAGACAACTGTATTAAATCCATGGACTTATTAGATTTGGAAACTATATTAGAAAATCATCCTTGGGTTACAGATGTTAAAAAAGTAATGGCAAGAATTAAAGCAGAAAAAGAAGATAATTTTCAAAGACAGCAAGACCTTATTAAAAATAATATAACTAAAGAATCTAATATGAATACAAATGATTTAACTAATCAAGAATAAGGAAGCTTAGAATTTAATTCCCTCGAATTTGGGGGTTTTATTTTTTTAACTGTATTTATTCTTAGCTTCCTCTAAATTAAATATTCTATATAATTTATAATCCTGTTGTTGATACAGTTATTTTTTTAAAACCCAAAAAATAAAAAAGTCAATTGCAAAATTGACCTCTTTAAATACTTTTTAAATACTTTTTAAATACTTTTGACGAGACGGTTTAAATTTAGTTGTATTGATGGATTGCTCAAAAGATAAATCCCGAAAAAGGGAGTTTAAATCCCGAAAAAGGGAGTTTAAATCCCGAAAAAGGGAGTTTAAATCCCGAAAAAGGGAGTTTACATAATTAAAGGTAACCTTTTAATATAAAAATTA